CTGTACCAGTAGGGCTAATGTCTATTTGTGCGTTTGCACCATTAATATTTGTAGCTACAGCAATAGTGACATTATCGCCACCGCCAGCACCCATGCTAATTTGAGTTGTGCCACCTGAGTTTCTAAGTGCTAAACCAGCAGAGTTTGTAGCTTGTACTACTGGAGTAGTAACGCTAGTAAGCGTCGCCGTTCCACCAGTAATGGCTACAGCGTTGGCATTTTGTTCTGCCATTGTTCCTACGCCTGCTAACGTATGGTTAGCGTTCCAGGCAGTTGCGCCTGTAGCGCTAAAAGTACCGTCGGCAGGCGTTGAATGGTTGACAGTTATTGGCATTATGCTAGAAACCGTAATTTATAAAGTGTTGTTAAATACAAATCAATAATTCCATCAATTAAGTTTTGTAACGGAGCGTCATCTTTGCTACACACTTCATATCGCATAGTTTCAAGCTCGGCAAGCTGATCTTCTAAAAACTCAAGGACGTTATTGGTCTTTTTGGCTGACGCTAATGCAATCGGGCCAATCAAACCTTTTCGTCCTTGGTACGCCTCGGCAAACGCGTCTGCCCGGTCAATAATATTCTCGTAAAATTTTTGTAGCGCTTTGTGCTTGGAGTAGCTACGGGTGTTAAGGTGCGCCGAATGGGTAACATCCCGTGCCAAAAACAACATTCCTATAAATTTTTCGCAGCTCATTGTGGCATCATCCCTTCAGGCGGTATTTGACCTTCCATTGGCATTTCTTGAGGCATCTCCATTGGCATTTCTTCAGGCATTTCCATTGGTTGACGTTGTAATTCGTTACCAACCAAATCGCCTGTATCCAAAGCGGCTGCAATGGTACCCATTACAATGTCTTGAATCTGCTCTTGGGTCATGCCTGCGGAAACAGCGCTAATTCGCTGGGTTTCAGCTTGGTAAGCCTTAATCTCAGCTTCAAAGTTCTTACGATCAAGGTCTTGTGCTTCCATCGACTTTTGGACGTTTTGCAACATGGTGTGCATACCTTCCATTTCCTGACCCATCATCTGTATTTGTTGTTCTGCGGCTTGCAACTCAGGTGACTTGTCGTCGTTGCTCATTAGTTTAGGATCGATTGTCTTGGCAAACCGCGCTGCCATCTCTTGAGCGCCAGGCCAATCCATGTTCTTAACGAACAAATCGCCTGCCACTGCCCAAAGTTGAGGATTACCCTGCAATAGTTGGCTCATGGCATCTAACGACTCTTGGCGCTTGGTCATGTAGCTTGGGCCAGTTGTAACCACTACGTCGTAAGTACCTACGCCTGGGTTGTAGATCTTTTCAATTAGCAAACCTGTTTCGTCGCGGATTTCCTTGACTGGCTCGGGTTGCTCGGGGTTAATTCTAACCATCTCGACTTCACCATCAAGCCCTACGATGCGAGCAATGCGCTCGGTGTCGTAAATCTTGGGGATCATGTCAACTAACTGACGGGTGATGTGACGAATTGCACGGGATAGGTTGTCAACATAGTGATACGTACCTGTGTCACCTTGTTTTTCCCGTGCCAAAATAGCCCGACCTGAGCGTTCGTTACTTGTGGCTCCTAAGCTCGAGTCGTACTGTCCAGTGGTGGACTTGATGTCATCGCTTGCACCCATCTTGGCTTGAATCAAGCCAGTCTGGGGTAATGGGGGCGGCGCGCGCTGTGGCAAAGGCAAAACAGCGCCCATGCCATCGGTCACGTCGGGGTTAACTTCTAAATACGGCCAGTTGGTCGTGTTTGCGGTTTTCCATTGCTGCTCGTAACCTTCAAACTGACCGCCGTAGCCAATAAATGGTGCTTTTGGCGCCAATGCAAGCATCTCTGCCTCTTGGCTAGTCCAGTAGTTGTACATCCGCTGGGCATCTTTGGCGTTACGTACCAAGCCAGATATGTAAATCTGACCTTCTACCTCAAATTCATTGCCAATTACGCGTACGACAGGAATCCATTTGCCTGCCCACTCGCGTTCTTCAAGCACTTCGTAACCGTTTGTTTTCATCCACATTACAGTTTTGCGCTGTACTGGACGGCTTTTGATGGGTTTTAATCCCATCATCTTCATTTCTTTATCTTCAGGCGATCCATCAAACAAACTGACGTTGCCAGGGTACAAATTTAGGGTTGCGTCTTTGTATCTGTAGTAAAAATACTCGGCAATACGAATGGTGTTCTCATCTAGCCATTGGCTAAGGTACTGATCGCCTACACCGCTTGCCAAAATAGAGCTAACGGGCGCGGCATCAGGAAATTCACGCTCGTATTCTTCTTTAGTCAAATCTTCGGTAATAAAACACCAGCAGGCGTCCGCGCCCGTAGGGTCTTGCGCCATCGGATCCATGTAAACGCTGAAGCTGTTGCGTACGCGGCCAATCTTGAGGTCTTGATCGAAGCTGTTGTCGTTGCAATACTCGGTCAAGACGCGAATGTAGCCTTCGCCGTACGTGACCTGGTTCTCGCAGGCGGTGTCGTACGCTACATCGGCGTCTGACAGGTACTCAATGTGGCGAACCATGCCGTCGTAGATCTCAGCGACCTGCACGTCAGCCTTGTCATCCGCGGGGATGACCTTACCTGATGGGCGGTTTTGACGTTGTTCGTTGGTAACCATCCGAACGTGCTGCGGTAGCTTGTTGATTGTGAGGCAAGGACGTGCATTGATTGTTTGACCCTGCACCGAACCGCGCGTTTGCAATACATCGGCAGGCCATTGCCACTGATTGTCAGGGCTACCTGCCATAAAGCGCAAGTCATCTAGCTCATCTTCACGGCTGTCGCTGTAAGCCGCAATCGCCATCGTGTACCGATGACGCATCTCAGCCAACTTGTCGCGGTGGTCGTCTGGGCCAGTAGGGTTGCTACCTACGTTGGCTACTTGACCTACTTTGTTCATGCCTGTTGGGTCATTCATGTAATATTCCAATCACGTCTGGCTCGCGCATCATTAGCAATTCTTCGCCATCGACCGTAACCTTTTGCCCGGAATACTCACCGAATAGCACACGGTCGCCGACTTTGACGTTCATAGGCTCAATATGCCCTTTCGGACTTTTTTTGCCTTCTCCCGCTGCCACAATGATACCGCTAAATAATTTATTTTGGGGTAAAACAATCAGATCAGATAATTTTTCAATGTCTTGCCTGATTAGAACACAGTTAGATAAAGGTTGTAAGCTCATTTTTTCATTTTAGGTTTAACCGCAGCGCGTTTGGTCGCATACGCAATGGCTACTGCCTGCTTGACGGGCTTGCCACTTTTGACCTCAGCCTTGATGTTCTGACGGAACGCCTCTTTGCTTGCGCTTTTCTTGAGTGGCATCATTTCCCCTTTTTAGCAGGTTTGGCTGTCTTAGCCGATTCTTTAAAATCCTTTGCAGTAGGCGCGCCTTTAGCGCCAACTTTACGCATCCTCTCACCACTACCAGCCGCAATACGAGCCTTTTTTGCGTGAATATTCGCGTACAATCCAGGTTTTGTTGCCATTTCATTCTCCTTATTTTTTACCGCAGTTCCAATTTTTGAGCGAGGCTTTCGCGCGCGGGGCGTCGCCTTTGGCGTTTTTAACAACGCCGGACATTCTGGCGCAGAAGCTGGCTTTTCGACCAGCGTCGGCTTTAGTCTTAGGATTTGGCGCAGGCGCCTTAAGATTTGCATTATTTTTTGCATTGTATTCAGCCCTTCCTTTGGCAGTCATTCCCGCACCTTTGTCGGTCGGTTTGTAGTTAGCACCTTTACCTGTGGTGGTGCGAGCGATCGGTTTGTCTTGTTTCTTTGTTGCCATTACGACCCCATCCATGAGTTAAGAGCAGCGCTCTGACTTGAGTACGTTGATTTGCGAATTGTACCTTTATATTCCCGATGTGCAACAGGAAATGCAAACGTCAGCGCAATAGCGTCTGCGCTGTCGGGTGATGCCAACCCCCGTGCCTTCATCTCTTTCTTGCCTTCTAGGTAGATTGCCCCCTTACTGTCGGGCTTCATCATAGGGCTAATCAAGTCGGTCTTGAGCATTTTCTCGTTTGGAACGCTAGCCGTCTTGAGCCAATCCTTCATCGTCCCCCAAATCTGCGCCCGCATATTGCCATACATCATGGGGTTTTTACTCTTGTTCGCGAAGTTCACACCCCTGATCTTGTAGCGCTGCTCCTTGAGCCGATCCACAACCCCAGCGCCTAACCCACCTTCGTCGATGGCAACGACCGCTGGCTGGTACTGCTCGATTGCTTCAATTACATGGCCGACCACCGTCATGGTATCGTCGCCCTTGAACCTGCGGATCTCTACAATGTCCCGCCCTTGCCGCACTGCAATAACCGTACTGTCCGAACCAAACCGAGCTGGATCTACCCCAATCACGATGGGCGCGGAGTCGTCTTTGTGTTTGTCCCGTTTCATGGCTTCGTCCACCAAGGTTGACGGTATGAACTGATCGTCGCCTTCTGAGGGGAACGAGCCGTAAACCTCAACGTGCGCCTGGTAAGAATCAGCGCCGTATTCTTCAATAATCTGGTTGTAGACGTTCTTGTCCGTGCCTTCGACATCCCGAGCGTCTACCTGCCTTGATTGCCAAAAGTCACGCTTGCTACCCTCGATCGCTTCGTAGAAGTAGCCCGTATTACGCCGTGGGTTGCTAAAGCAGCACCAAAAGCGGTTCGGTGTGTTCTCCGTAAAGAAGCCACTGGTCACCGCCCAGATGGAGTCGTCAATACCTGACGCCTCGTCAAACACGACCATTACCCCGTCGTAGTTGTGTACCCCCGCGAACGCGTCGGGATTCTCAGCCGACCATAGTCTGCCTTCCAAGTTCCAGTAGCGGGTGCCTTTCTTGAGGTCGCGCTCAACCAGCTCGGTCAGCCATTTGGCGGGCATGACTCTTGTTGCCGAGATCTCCCACCAGTGGGTGTTGATCGACATCGACGACCACTTGGTAATCTCAGCCCAAGTTACCGAGCGAAGCTGCGATTCACTGTTGGCACTAACGATCACGGTGGATCCGATTCGTGTGGTCATCATCCATAGCACTAACCAACTAACCAAGGCCGACTTGCCAATACCACGGCCTGACGCAATCGCTAGCCTTAATACGTCAAAGTCTACCTTGCCGTTGTTGCGCTTGATGTGATCTGCCAAGTCTTGCAATACCTGGCGCTGCCACTTGCGTGGGCCAGTGAAATATTCCAATGGCGTACCTGCTTGCCCCCACGGGAACGCAAACATCACAAACGCTAGGGGGTTGTCTTTGATGCTTGGCGTCCAAAGCCGCGCCATGAGTTCTTGTTCATCTTGCGCAGAATAGCGGGTAGTTTGC